GGCAATAGCCGCGAGTTCCTTACCTGTCATTGGAATCGTATGGGTTAAATCAAGGAGATCTTTAGAAAGTTTTTTAAACCCCTCGGGTGTTTTAAAATCCACAACTTTTTTTACATCCGCCATCGCACTTTCAAATTCAATAGCAGGCTTTGCCAATGCCACAACTGAACCACCTAACGCAGTCAGAGATGCCGCGCTACTTTTCATTCCAGCAATAGAAAGCTGATTTAACGTCGCCATTCGTTGTCCGATAGATTGCGTAGAATCGGTCAATGATTTCAGCGTATTTTTGATTTGGTTAATACCTGAGATCGCCCCACCGACTGCCGCACCAATGACTAAACTAATTGCAAGATTTGATGACATCGTTTATAGTCCTATTAAATTATTCAACTGTAAGGAGAACCACAATGTTAATGAAACTGATTGATGAAATAGTTGGCATAATTGGCGTCATTATTGGCTTCCTTTTGTTGGTAATTGGGGGCAGTGTGGCGTATTCTTATTACCCAACTATCACGACTGTAATTGGTGTCGTATTCGGTTTAGGATTACTTTCTCCAATTCTGCTCCCCATGCTTGATTTCTTAAATCGTGGGCTAAATAAGCTGTCAGCAAAAATGACTTCGGCTGATGAAATGCCCCAATGCCTGCAAGCGAAAAATCCACCGCTTGATAAAATCCAACAACGCTTATGGCGTTCCTTTAAAAATGGATACAACAACGCTCACAAATAACCACAAAGCCGCTTAAATAGCGGCTTTCGTGTAATTGGCTTTTATTTGCCGTTGGGCTTGCTTAAGCCAGCGTTCAAGGTCATTAAGGGTCATTTCTTCCAGGTCAGAATGCGGAAAACCAAACCAAAACGCCAAATCTGCTAATGCCGCATCAAGTTGGGTTATTTCAACTTTCCCTTCTGCATTTTTTCAACCACTTCCGCCGCACGCTTAAAGTCAGCAATATCCAATGCGTCAAGATCTTCAGGCACTAAACCGGTTAAGATGGCAAGTAAACTAATACTTTGTTCTGCATCGGTTTTTCCTGTCATTTTGCGAATATCTTTTACTTTAGGACGACGAATTTTTAACTCGGTGATTGGATTACCCTCACCATCTTGAATTGGAAAATCAAGGGCGACAATAACGTCAGACATAAAAAACTCCTTTGTGAGTATGTTGTTTAACTTTCACAAAGGAGTTTATAAAAGTGCGGTCAGTTTAGCTTTTAAACTGGTTTAAAGAATTATTGCCCGATGTTGGTGCGGTATTTTTGCAACACATCTTGCCCGTTGACACGGAAAATATTTGCCATAAAATCAATAAATAAAATTTCTTTGCCTGCAACAGTTTGTTTAATGGAATGTACCGTCAAGGTATCCTGAAACTCAGCATTTTCTTTATTTTTATGTCCTGTACCACCGACTTTTTGCGACATCACATTCATCGTGGTTACCATCGCTTCTTCTGCGGCTAACCCCATGGAATTAAACACTTGTAGGTTTGAGCGGATCATCAATTGTGTAGCTTTGAAGGGGTTGTACAACACGGCACGAACATCAGGATAGAAGCTATCCCACGTAATTTCTGCTTCAACGGTATTCGCTCCAGCTGGAAGTTTAACTGTACCAAACATTCCCAAGCCTTTATGCTCAATATATTCAAATTCAATATCAGGAATCTTGACTTCGTTCGCACGCCCCATTTGGCTGTTGCCGTTGATGTAAACATTACCGTTTACGATTTGGTTAATTGCAATACTCATTTTTTTGTCCTTTTGTGATACGGACACACACCGTGTGTCCCTACGTTATTTTGCTGACACTAAGTTTGCCAAGTATTTACGGGTCATTACCGATTTATTGCTGATACGTTCGCCCGGAATTTTTGGCGTGTAGTCATAAATCAGCGGAATTTGACCTTGGCTAAAGGCATCCACTAAATCATATTCATAGTCCAAACTTACAGAATGACCCACAAGGGATTTTTGACTACGCAAGAAAGTATCAATGGTTTCCACAAAGCTATCAATTAAAGCGTCATCAATCGGTTTATCAATAAACTGCAATTCTGCTTGACGAATACTCTCATCAATAATATCCCCCGTACGGCTTGCCACTTCAAAGCAGCTGATATGGGTTACCGTTGGGAAGTTAGACGAACGGTTGCCCCATAAGCGGAAGCCTGTGCCAAAGCTGTTAAAAATAGTGGTAATCCCCACTGCATTTAAGTGGTTGGTTTCCGATTGCTTGTCGTCGACACGTGCGGTCAACGGAATTTCCATGCCAATGACGCCGCTGAGTTCGTGGTTCGAGGTTGAGAACCAATAACCTGCATCCACGTCCACTTTCATACGTAAACCGGCTGCGTGAGTGGCAAGGCTTTCAAGATTATTAGTTGAACCAATCGCATACGGGAAGAAATGGCGCACGTTTTCATTCGATGCCGATGCATTAATTGTGCCAAGTGGACCACGCCCAGCAATGGCTTTCGATAGGCTCGTGCCTTTCGGCAACTGAATGTACGCTTTAGCGTGCATTTGGTCGGCAAGAGTAGCAAGGGCTGCCGCACAGCTGGCGGTTTTGTCATATTCAGGGCAGATTAAAATTTTGGCGTCCGCACCGTACAGGTTAAAACCGTCACGTAAAAGTTCAAAGCCCTGGCGTTTACCGGTTAAACTGTCCACGCCGCCTTTGATGTCATCTTCAGTGACCTTTTCAGGGTCGGCATACACATAGCTTGCGGTTAAGCCTTGTTCGCCCGCCGCCACGGTTAAAGTGATTTCACCCGCTTCGAGATTGACGCTGTAAGTTTCGCCTTCGGTTAATAGCGAACCGCCTAATTTGACATTAGTGACGCTAATTAAGCCTTTCTTCGCGGTCTTCGCCACAAGGGTGTTGCTGTCCTGAGTTAACACTTCGTCCGTCACTGTCGTACGGTGTTTCGCCGGGTCTAACACATTGACCACATACACCTGACCGCTGGCGTAGCGCGCCAAAATGTCGAAGGCATCAGGCAAAGTAAAGCCCTGGTCTAAAATGGTACCGAACTGCGAAAAGTCTTTTTTGGTTAAACATACGGTCAATTCGTTTACTGCGCCCATGGGTGCAGTGCCGACGATACCGATAATCGCACCATCTACGGTGCTGACTGCTACGGAACCGCCGTTTACACGTTTGGTTTCCGAGCCGTGGTGAAAAGCCATAATCTTCTCCTATGGTTTCTTAGGTTTTAAATCCGGTCGCACAGGTTGATCTGCGCGGCGTAAGTGTGCGGTGACAAATTTCGGCAAATCCGGCGCCTGGATCTGTTGCACCTGTTGTGTTTCCGTTTGCAATATCAGTTGATATTGCCAGATACCGGTTTCTTCGTCGGTACCGTTGAAAAATTCGTTCACCAGCCAACATTCGGTGCAGTTTGCAGGGCGAAATCCCACCATCAACAAGCGCAACTTATCCAGTAAATTCAACGCGCCCGCGTCGTCATGCAAATCACGGGTCAGTACCGTTAGGGCAACCTGAACATGCCGGGTTTGCAGCACCGATTCCGTGGTACGCGGTTTTTCGAATTTACTCGCCAGGTAACTAATCAGCACCGCCCCGTTAATATGCGATAAAGAATACGTCCCGGGATTGTTGGGAAAGAGTTCCACATCCCATTCCGGCAAATTTTCTTTCAAATATTGTGCAATATCGTTCAGAATTGGTTGGGTGGCTGACATCGTTAATATCCGTCCGTATTTATGCGCTGAGTTGCCCGCACTTCGTATTCGCTGTTATCCGGCAGTAAATCGTCCGATTTTTCTACCGCACTTTCCGCAATGCCTAAATGCAATTTGCCGTTAGCAATTTGTTCCAGTTCCTTCACCGCCTGGGTGTAGGTTTCTTTCACGGTTTCCGGCATTTTGGTTTCCGGGCGGCGCGCATAGAGCCAATAGCGGGCAAGGGTTAATGCGTGTTGACTGATGAGCGTCGGCACCTGCGTAAGCGGCAGGGTGTAACGGGAACGTAACGCCGCATCAATCCGTTCGTTCGCCACTTTAATCGCAGTGTCCAGCACGGTTAAATTCGGCTCCGTCGCCGTCGGCTCGTCATTGCTTAACTGCACCAGCGTTTTACGGGCAAATGCCGTGGTGAGCTCATCAATCGTTACGTACATTATTCAACCTTAGATTCGTCGCCTTTACCGGCGTCTTTTTGTTGCG